CTTTGTAAAGTGTTATTATTAAAGGCATCAAAAGCATGAAAAAAAGTTAAAAAAAATATGCAAATGACGGAAAAAAAGCAAAAAAAACTGGGTAGAAAACTAATTTCTTTTGAAAATGAAGAGCTAGAAAAATTAAAACATTTTGCTGGTTTAGGATTAAATCAGGCAGAACTTGCTTCTGTAATGGGCATTTCAGAAAGCACTCTAAGACGCAGGAAAAAAGATTCTGAACTTTTTGAGAGGTATATGAGGGAAGGAAGAACAAAAGCTCTTACAGACGTAGCAAATGCCTTGTATGTGAACGCAACAGTTGAAAACAACGTTCAAGCTCAGCAATTCTTTCTCCGCAACAGGAAACCAGAGGAGTGGAACAAAGACCAAAAGGTGCAAGTAGAGCATACCGTTGACTTAAAAAACGTAATAGATAACGCTAGAGAACGACTACATAACGATCAGGAACATATAATAGAAGCAAAGACCGTTGATATAAAAAGCGTTACAGAACAACAGGCAAAAACTCAACAAGGAATTAACCCTCAAATTAAGGAGAACAAGAACAAGAAATAAATAGGGCGGGGTCGTTTATTCTCTCTCTTTTCAATTTTACCCGTTGAAAATCACCGAATGACCCCCCCTTTAATTTATCGGCAGTAGTATCGTATATGTAAGTGTTGCGATAATTTTTTTTTAGTTATGAAAATAGATAGGAAAGCCATGGAAGAATCAGTCACCGATACAATGCTAGGTGCAGCGTTTAACTTCCCAATCTCATGGGCCACACTAGCAATCTGTTTGGCATTTACAACAGACCCACTAAAGATCGCAGTTATACAACTTGTGGTTTTAACATTAGCTGCAATTATAAGACGTTATTACACTCGCTTATATTTCAAAAGTAAGGAATGAAATACTCAGCCAAACAAGAACAAGAACTAATGACCGACATCTGGTCGCCTGCTGTCAAAGACAGTCCACTAAACTTTGTTAAGTTCATCTTCCCCTGGGGTCAGAAAGACACCCCCCTCGAAGATTTCTCTGGCCCAAGAGCATGGCAAGAAAAAATTTTATTAGAAATTGGCACACACATACAACGCAACCATGGCAAAGTCACCCCAGAGATGTTCCGCCTTGCTGTAGCATCCGGTCGGGGTATCGGTAAATCAGCCTTAGTCGCTTGGCTTATACTCTGGATGCTCTCTACCCGCATGGGGTCAACCATCATAGTAACCGCCAACACCGAACAACAGCTTCGCTCAAGAACCTGGGCGGAACTCGGTAAGTGGCTCACCCTCGCTATCAACGCCCACTGGTTTAATAAGACAGCCACCACGATCAAACCCGCAGGCTGGTATGAAGAAGCCCTCATACGAGACTTGCAAATCGACACAGGCTACTACTACGCCCAAGCCCAACTCTGGAGTGAAGAAAACCCCGATGCTTTCGCTGGTGTGCACTCCAACTACGGTGTCTTATTAATCATGGACGAAGCCAGTGGTATTCCATCACCCATCTACTCAGTCTCAGAAGGTTTCTTCTCCGAACCAACCCAAAACAGATTTTGGTGTGCTTTCTCCAACCCCAGAAGAAACACTGGTCCGTTCTACGACAGCTTCCACTCTAACAAGAAATACTGGCACACCGAACAAATTGATTCCCGCTCAGTCGAAAACACTGACACCCAATTATTCAATCGTATGCTCGAACAATACGGAGAAGATTCAACCGTTGCCCGTGTCGAAGTGCTGGGAGAATTTCCAAGAGCCGATGATGATGCGGTCATACCAATCGAACTAGCTAGAGCTGCCGTTGACCGAGACGTAAGCATTACCGCTTCCGATCCAATCGTTTGGGGGTTAGACGTAGCCAGGTTCGGTGGTGACAATACTGCCCTCTGCAAACGCCAAGGTAATACTGTTACTGAAATTAAAACTTTTAAATCTATGGATTTAATGCAATTATGTGGAGCGATTCATAATGAGTATGAAGAGTGTACGGCCTTAGAGACACCGCAAGAAATCCTAGTTGACTCCATTGGTTTAGGATCTGGGGTGGTCGATAGACTAGCTGAACTCAATCTACCCGCCCGAGGGGTAAATGTGTCAGAGTCTCCTGCCAGCAAAAAGAAATTTATTAATTTGCGAGCCGAACTTTGGTTTCAAATTAAAGAGTGGTTGGCCCAACGTAATTGCCGACTGCCAAGCGATGATGAATTGATAGCTGAATTGGTTGCACCTAGCTATTCATATAATTCATCAGGTAAGATAAAAATAGAAAGTAAAGAACAAATGAAGAAACGTGGATTGAAGTCACCAGATAAAGCTGATGCTCTAGCGTTGACAATGGCAAGTTCTGCCGTAACTTTTTCGGGAAATTCATCATTTATGGGGTATAATTTCAAAAGACCACTCAAATCAAAAATTTTTCGAGTAGGATAATTTTATGAAAGAATACAAAGATCAATTAGAAAATGCAAGCTATGATGACCTAGAAAGCTGCATACAAGCCGAATACGATGATGCCAAAGATTATATTGACCAAGTAGGTGAAGATAGAGCCGAAGCGACAGAATATTATCTTGGTCACGAACCAGAAGGTTCAAGCGAAATGCAATCCGAATTTGTTTCAACCGATGTCAGAGACACAATCTTATTTATGCTACCTTCCATCATGCGAACTTTCTTTGGTACTAAGAAGTCCGTAGAGTTCGTACCAACCAATCCAGAAGATGTGCCGATAGCAGAACAACAAACCAATTACATAAACTACATCATTCAAGAAAAGAACAATGGTTTTAAAATATTCTACGATGCTTTCAAAGATGCTTTGATTAGAAAGACTGGTTATGTCAAAGCCTTTTGGGATGACAGCATATCAGTTAGCAACCACGAATACACAGGTTTAGATAAACAATCTAGAGATGCACTACTACTCGACAAAGATGTAGAGATAGTCGAAGAAAAAGTTGAAACAGAAATGATGATGGTCATGGATGAAGCAACAGGCGAACAAGTTGAGCAAGAGTTTCCAGTCCGCTATGACCTTAAAATTAGAAGAGTCAAAAAGAAAAACCAAGTGGTTATTGAATCAATACCACCTGAAGAAGTTTTAATCTCCAGAGATGCTAGAGATTTAGAATCAGCAAGCTACGTTGCTCACCGTATGATTAAAACAGTGAGTGAATTAGTTGCTATGGGTTACGACCAAGAAGATATGGAACAGTATGCAGGGTCAGGTAATATGCTTGATGCAGATTCTTACGATGAAGAAAATGCCAGAAACCCATACGCTGATAACGAGCTTGATAGCCCAGATCCAAAAAACAAAAACGTATTATACGTTGAACATTATTTAAATTATGATTTAGATGGCGATGGCATAGACGAACGAATTAGGGTTTGTACTGCTGGTAACGGTGTAAATGTGGTACACGTCTCCCCTTGGGATGATCTACCAATAGTTCTCTTTTCTCCTGATCCCGAACCACACACTTCGATTGGTAGTTGTCCAGCAGATTATCTAATGCCTATTCAAAGAGCAAAATCTCAGATTATGAGAGACACACTCGACAGTTTAGGTCACGCCATCTTCCCAAGAATGGGTATAGTAGAAGGGCAAGTCAATGTTGATGATGTTCTTAACACTGACATTGGCCAACCAATTAGAATGAGAGCACCAGGTATGGTTCAACCATTCGCTGTACCTTTTGTTGGTAAAGAAGCCTTCCCAGTTTTAGGTTACTTAGATGAATCAAAAGAAAACCGTAGTGGTGTTTCTAAAGCTAGTGCTGGTTTAAACGCTGATGCTCTACAAAGCTCAACTGCTCAAGCAGTCTCAGCTACAATGTCAGGAGCACAGGGCAGAATAGAACTAATATGTCGTCATTTCGCTGAAAGCGGTATGAAAGCATTGTTCAAATTGGTTTATCGTTTAATCATTAAACACCAAGAACAACAAGAAATGGTCAGACTTAATAATAGTTTTGTACCAATAGACCCACGTTTCTGGGATGCTGATAAAGATGTGTCTATTAATATAGCTCTCTCACCATCAAGCGATGCAGAGAAAATTAATTTCTTGTTACAGCTTTCCCAAAAGCAAGAACAAATCCTACAAACACTAGGTCCAAGTAATCCATTGGTATCACTACAACAGTATGCCAATACTTTAGGCAAGGTGATTGAGATGTCAGGTTTCAAAGATGTTGATGCCTTTATCAATCCTCAAGTACCACCTATGCCACCACAACCTGAACAGCAAAAACCTGATCCTGCTGAACTGCTTGCACAAGCTGAACTACAGAAAGCTCAAGTCCAAGCTCAGAAGGCTATGATAGATGCTGAAACAGATCGTATGAAAATCTTAATGGAAGATGATAGACAACGTGACGAAGCTGAAGCAGACATGATGATTAAGTCTGCTGAACTACAAGCTAAATTTGGTGCACAGATCAATCAGGCTGAAATTAAAGCTCTGATGGAACGTGATAGAGAAGTAATTAGACAAGTTGCTAAAACACAAGCACAAGGATTATTTAACAATGGCGGACAGCAAGGCAACCAATAAAAGTTATTTTATTGAAATACAAGACGGTGATGACATCTACACAGGTGAAAACATCACTGCTCAAAACAAAGAAGAAGCAGAACTAAAAGCTATGATCTTGTTTGGCTTTTTACTTTCTGATGATGCAGAAATAATTACCTTTGAGGAAAACAAAATACACTAATGGCTATTACATATAGAGGTGAAAGGTTTAGCGGTTACAATAAACCTAAAAGAACACCAGGAAAAAACAAAAAGTTTGCTGTCTTGGCAAAAGTAAAAGATCAAGTAAAACTTGTCCGTTTTGGCGATCCGAATATGACTATCAAAAAAGATCAACCTAAAAGAAGGAAGTCTTTTAGAGCTAGACATAAATGCGACACCAATCCACCAAGTAAATTAACACCAAGATATTGGTCTTGTAAAAAATGGTAGGAGTATATTATGGCTAAGAGTCCAAAACCAAAAAACCCAGCGTTAT